GCTCATTGTTTCTCCTTTTTCTTGGTTACCTTGAACAATCGGTAACCTTCCCGGGTGTATGCCACTTCGCACGGCGCCACGATACCAGCGCTGATCGAATACCCGCTAGCCAGCACCTTCTCAGCCTCGCCAATCATCGTCAGAAGCTTTGCCTTCGCGATTTCCTTGTCTTCTTTGGCGTCCTTCTCGCGCTTAGATGCTTCGCTGTATTCTAAACAGAGTGATGCGATTTCGTCATCATCGCGAGCATCTAGGATTTTCCCGGGTTCCGCATATCCATGAAGCGATGCTACGAACGCTGCGTCAGTCGGATAGAACGGTTCAGGCTCCTTTCCTGCATCGATGCTCCACCAGAATTCACGGATCTTCTGTTCAATCCCCTGCCCTACTTTCGGGTCATACTCGCGGATCAGTACGTGAGGCTTGTTACCCCCTACCAGCACTCCGATGGCGCCCCATGTATAACCGCTGACATGGAGTTGGTGCTGCAACTGAATCTCGATGTGCGGAGGCGCTTCGATCTCGCCATCCTCGCCCACAGTCCAGTTATCTCGGAACGCAAGGTAGTCTACGTTCTTGATTTCGAGCATCCCTGGCGAATCATTCCCCGCCATTGATGCCGAATAATCAAATGACGATCCCATACGAATTCCAGGGACGCGTTCGTATTGCGGCCTAGGCGACCATGACCATCCCTGTTCTTCTGATATCCCTTCCGCAATCGCATCCTGCAACTTGCGTCCCCAAAACATCCGCTCGTTATCCTTGATCGTGTACACCTCGCCGGACTTCTTCCGATGCCACAGTTCAAACTTCGTCATGTACGGCGATAGCCCGAAGAGAGCCGGCGACTCAGTGCTGGTTACATCAAGAGTCCTAAGCTTAAGCCACTCTTCCTCGGAGGCGGGGATGATTGATTCTCTTGTCATTTCCACCCCTTATCATCTAAAAGCTTTTGAATCTGCTCGATGTATGCCTCAGCCAGATCTTTCTCAAGCTTTCTGTTCAATGCCGCTCGCATATCATCGTCCGCAATTCTCTTGAAGAAATCCCGCACATCGATCCAAAGAAATTGCTGCTCAAGCGTCATCTTACTCATTGCGTTCCCTCCCCGTCCAAACACAGAATCCTACGTAAAACGCCCCAATCGCTACGCCAAGCCAGACCGCCATGAGATACATAACGATCTGGTTGAAACTGCTGTCCAACAGCATCTGAATCGCTTCCATGATTCCTCCGTTTGCATGGGATGAATCATAGCCCGCCGTTGAGATTAGCGCAACGTGTTTTTCACAACATCTTTCGCCTGCTCTTCTGAGCGCACGATCTCAGCGATACCGCCAGCTCTGCGCACGGCCTCAATGAACCGTAGTTGGTCCGGAGTCGGCCTTCCCTTCTCAGTCTTCACCTCTAGCGCGGTAATCACAGCGATACGCTTGCCGACCATTTCGGGCGTAACCTCGAGCGATGTCCATCCGATCAGATCGGCGCCCCCTGGGTTCGCGATGCCGTATCGGATCGGTCGCCCGTCTTGCACATAGAAACCGCACTGGTTACGAAACAGAACGGTAGTCTTGGCTACTGCCAGCATAATGCGGCGCATTAGGGATGATTCGGTCATACTGTTCTCCGTCTCGCTCTAGTCACATGCCGCGCCCATAATTCCGGCCTCTTGTAACCGCGCGACCGTCCGATGGCTACTAACTCATCTTCTGACCGCGCTTTCCGCTGCTCTGCCTGCTTCACCTTCGCCGCTGTCGCTGCATCGACTTCTACCAGGTCTCCAGCGACCTCTTCGACTTCTCGGCCTTGCGATTCGAATACGTGACCGCAGGATCCGCACTTCGCGACATAGCCCATCAGCGTCGCCATGCAGACCGGGCATCGGCGCAGAGTCACGTCCTCCGAATCTTTCTTCTTGCGCTTCGTTCGGCCTTCTAGACTCCATTGTCTCGGCGTGCATGGAAAACCGTGCTTCTCTCCGCTGTTCCCTGCGTGATCCAGAATCAGGGCTGTCTTCCCGGGCGCCGGCCTTAGAACGCGCCCCCATCGCTGCATCACGGCGCCTAGACTCATCGAAGGCGCGCAATCGATCAGGGTTTGCACGCCGGCAATGTCTGTCCCCTCTCCGAAAATCTGAACGTTTGAGATAACGTCCAGGTCGCCATTCTCAAACCGATCTATCGCTGCGTCCCGTACAGCCGGGTCCGTCTCGCCGTCCACATGTTCAGCGCTGATACCGGCTGTCCTGAAGCGCTCAACAGCCTCGAGTGAACGCGCCACGGATACATGAAACATGAGGGCTTTGGTGCCCATCGCATGCTTGACGTAGTGGTCAACGGCGTCCCCCGTAACCGTTGACGCTCTAATTGCCTCATCGAGTTCTTTTCGGTTGTAATCACCGCCCACCTTGTGAATTCCGGCGAGAGATAGATTGCTTGCAGGAGCGAGGAGCCGATAAGGCGCAAGGAACGAATTGTCGATGAGCCATCTAACGGCTGGCCCCTCCACAAGTTCATCGAAGAATTCTCCGAGACCAACACCATCAAGCCGTATTGGTGTTGCCGATAAACCAATGTGCACCGCATTAGGAAACTCCTGCGCGATTTTTGCCCACGAACCGGCGCCGATGTGATGCGCCTCGTCGAAAATAATTACGTCTGGCGCTTGATATCTGTCTAGCCGATGAATCAGAGTGGGTATCGAGCACACCTGGGCTGCGTGGAAACGATTAGACGGATAGCCAGCACTCACGATGCCGTGTGGGAGATCGCACTTCGAGAAGGCTTTTGATACTTGCCTCACTAGCTCTCTACGGTGAACCAACATCCAGACACGCTTCCCCTTCTCTACCGCGTTCTTAGCCATCGTAGAGGCCACTACGGTTTTGCCGAATCCCGTAGGGGCCTGCAAGAGTACGCGCCTACGTCCTCGCTTCAGGTGCACTCGCACGGCCTCAAGGGCTTCTTCTTGGTCGTTACGCAGAGTCAGCATCGGGTAATCCAGGCATCGGAACTACGTTATCCATCGTTAGCATCGTCACTGGCCCATGCGCCGACAACAGAACCTCCTGAGCTTTCAGCCACGTCTGCCAGTGTTTTTCCTTAACGCCTGCGAGGCAGCATAGGCCGGCTTCGTCGTAGTATCGGTCGAACTGATCGCGGCTCATTTCTGCTCCTGCTTAGTCCAATCACGGCGCTTGATTCCCAGCGCGGCCCACAACGGATCAAAATCAGCGGGTAGCATCAGATTCCCTCAACATTTCATAGAGCATAAGAACTAGAAACCACGCTGCGGAAATGTTTGAAATCCAAGTAGCCATGTGTGGCGCTACTACGATTACGATACATACCCCAAAGAACCGAGAATTTTTCACGCGGCCTCCTTAAAAATGCGGCTCTGATATTTCCCATTTGGTGTGATTTTCTCACCATCAGTCACCTGGGAAACGAGTGTGGCGAAGGGGTTGACCTTGCCCTGTCGAATTTTCCTGCGCTCGCGGTACTCGTGGCTGTTTTCCTTTCCTTCCTTCGGAAGTGGCTTCGGAACGTCCGCCCCAGGTCCAAATCGCCATACTGCGACCCAATTTGAACTGCCTCCGCACTTCTTCCAGCCGGCGATATGATACTTCGTACCGTGACCTTCTCGGAGCATCGTTCTAGTTCTCTGATGCGATGCTCTAGTCTTCTCGGCGATTTCGTATGTCGTTCCACAGTAGCCGGTCTTCAACAGGTCATCCGTTACGCTGGAAACAAATGAATGACGAGCTCGGTTCAGAGGAATGCGACTAGGAAGCTTCAGAAACACTTCTGCGCGGCAGTAGATCGCATGCTGCGTACGGCCCGGTAGAAGGTGAAGGAACGCTTTAACGCCTCCCTGGGCCTCCCAAAAGTCCCGAATGATCTGATCTTCTGATGGCGTCCATCGTGGCTTTTTCATGCCGCCTCCTTGAATGCGTATCGTGCTGTTTTCTTACCCGGGGCAACTCCTACCGATTGACCCTGACGCATGCGCTTCTCGATCTGATCTGATGCCCACACATATTGCCGCTTTGAGACAATCTCAACAAGGGCTTCGAACACATGGATTCCGCCGTTGATAGCGGTCAGTTCTGCTGCTCGTAGGGTTCGACTACCCTTGTCGTACCAGCGCTCCTGCACCTCGATTAACGCGTTTGCTGCGTCATATACTGCCTGTAATCCGATGTGCTTATTGTTCGCTTGCTCGCACAAGATAAGGCAAATATTCATCGCAGTGACAAGCGCACCCCAATCGTCCTGTTCTGCCTCGCCTCTGGATAGTCGTTGAGCTGCCAAGTGCGTAGTCAGAAGAACCTTATCTCGTAGTTCTCCGGTTAGCGGCTTGTCTCCGTCGAACAGGGTTGAAATCGTATCGGCGCCCTTCGTCAGCCATGAAATCTTGCGGACGTATTTCTTGCGCGGCTTCTTATTTCCTGCCATTTCTCTCCCTCCATTCTGGCAATCTGTTCCACTCGGACAGAATCATGATCTGAGGATGCAGTCTAGGACGACGATACACAACCCATCGATCCTCTACGAGCTGGATAAAAAGCACCTGATTCCCTAGGTGCTCCCTATCGCGCTTCATCGGTACGTTGCAGCCGATGGTCACTTCCCCTCCTCCTTCTGCGCGTCTATCCGCGCCGTGATTGGCCTTACGCTTCCGGTCTTCACCCATCGGGCAATCCCCAACTCACATGCACTGGTGAGCGCAACGCCGTTCGCCATGCCCCGATGCGTTCTCGGGTTGCAGCAACCGCAGTGGCATGTTCGACGCCGACCGGGACGCTTCTCGATCGGCTCGCTGTAGCGGATGTGACCCTCAGAAACTCCACACGGGCTATTCTCATTGGTCGGATTCCCTTCGCATCCGACGCACTTGTCGCTCGCGTTCGAGGCGGCGAGAAGGGCGCGAAGCGCTTCCGCATATGCCACTTGCCGTGCGCAGTCGATTCCGTTTTCTGCTTTCCCGGCTTCCAGCACCATCGCGAGACGGGTCAATGTAGCCATCTGGTCTTCGTTCATCTCATTCCTCATCGTTGTCGCTGCGTCGAGACAGCGGGTTAGGCGGTCACATCCTGCTTCGCGTTCGCCTGGAATACCGCGCGCATCTGTGGCCAGCGCTTTCCGCTTTTTATCGCGCCTATCAATGATCGCGATACCCCGTAGTCGTTTGCCACCTCCAGGTGAGTTCTCTTGTCTGAAAGGATTGACAGTACTTCCTGTTCAGTAAGCTTCGCTGATTTTTGCAGGGACCCTCGAAGCACCCTATGCCGTCCTTTCCCATCTCTATCTTTCATGTTTTCTAGGTTTGTACCCAAGAAAAGATGACTCGGATTTACGCAACAAGGGTTATCGCAGCGATGCAATACATGCAGCCCATCAGGAATTTCCCCCTCGTAAAGCAAATACGAAACACGGCTTGCTCGATATGGATAGCTTTTAATGTGAAATTGCCCATATCCTTTTGGCGACCGACTTAAATTCCACGGCCAGCAACCAGGTGTGACAGTGAATGAATTCTCAAAGCGTGCTTTGTCTTGACTGGTCAAATCAATCACTTGCCACCTCTACGGATACTTTGTTGTTAGCGTGAAAAACTGCTCTTGCAAAACCGAGCGGCGTGGCACTACGGAAGTCAGCGCGATCTTCGGACGGTGGCGCAGCGTGGATTCGGTTGTCAGGCTCCTTGCCCTCAAGCTGAAACGCGATCGCTTGATCGGGCATGACGAAGCCGCCCCCTGTCCACAGGCAAGTCCTTTTCGTGTAGTGATCCGACAGCTCGTATTCCGTGTACTCCCACGGGTGGAAGGTATGGTCGGGTTTTCTCCAGTAGCTGCTGATCGTCGATACAGGGTTCTCGATCATGTACGGCGCGCCAGATGCCTCGCAGATCTCCGCGGCGACGGCGAACATTTCGATCGACTCAGCCAGAGCACGCAGTCCCTTTCCTTTGAACCAGCGGGCGCCGGAAACGGCCAAGTGCGTGCAGGGCGGGAAGGCGAAGACGAAAGCGATCTCTTCGGCCCGCGCCATGAAAGGCGCACCCTGCAACGCGTCCCACGGTTGGAATGTGATGTTCCCCTCCTGCCGCGCGCCATTGATGTCGTGCTGAATGTCGTAGCAAACGCACTGATACCCCGCTTCAGCCCACGGCCGTACTGCGTTCCCCGTCTTATCGAACAGGCTGACCACCGTTCTTTTCATTTCTCTCTCGCAACAGGTGTTTCGTCTGTCGAAGTGTTCAAACGGCGTCGATCATGCGCGAGAACAAATCGTGCGCGCTGACTTGTAATTTGAGGACTGTTGGTTCCAACGCGGCCTCTGCTGAGGTCCATGCTGCGTCCCGTGCTGCGTCCCGTGCTACGGTCCATGCTGCGTCCCGTGCTGCGTCCCGTGCTACGGCCCGTGCTGCGTCCCGTGCTGCGTCCCGTGCTGAGGCCCGTGCTGCGGCCCGTGCTGCGTCCCGTGCTACGGTCCATGCTGCGTCCCGTGCTACGGTCCATGCTGCGTCCCGTGCTGCGTCCCGTGCTACGGCCCGTGCTGCGGTCCGTGCTGCGGCCAGTGCATCATTTATCTTCGGCAACGCCAAATCAAACTCTTCCTTGCATGTGATCGCAGGAAGTTGCATTAGAATATCTGCATGCACCTTAAGCGCCGGCGTCATAGACATCCAAGCGACGCACTGAACGCGTATCAACCAATCAAAAGCCATCCACGAGCGCTTGATCGAAAGTTCTTCACCCTTGGCCGTTCCCGGAAGACGCATGATGTATTGCTTCAGCTGCGCGCGTTCTGCGTCGGAGCGCATGCTGTCATTCCATGAACGACCAAACTCGGCAAGTACCGGATCAACACATTTCGGACTATCTCCGAACGGTTCACCTGAGAACATGCTCACGACTTCAAGCAAACAGTGCTCTCCTGATTCTTCGGTATGCGATCCACGGCTCAGTACGATGTTTTCAATATTCATTTTTATGTGCCCCGGTGTTAAATGCGATAAAAAACACGAATACTGCGGCCCAAGCGAGAAAAACGATCATAGCAAATCCCTTTCCCTGTCCCACCTGTCAAACGTCTCGTCCGATCGATCTTCTTCTACTTCGCAATCCTCATCATCGTCCGGTATATCTTTCGTGAGCCAGTCGTCGTAGTACCTCATAAGTTTGCCTGTTCAGTCGGTGAGTGGCATGGCTGCTGTCCTTCGTAGATCCAGTGAGCGCACCAGAAGCATCGGTATCTCATCAGAACCCCGGCATATCCGGTATCGCCTTCTCCCCTTCCCCTCTGTACCGCATGAACGTCGATGAATCACTCAGAGCTGACACGAGATCGCGAACACCAATCAGATATGCCTCTCTGAAAATTACGTAAGGGAGCCACATTTCAGCACCCCTCCCGTTCGTCTCTCACGCCGGCAGAAATCAAACGAAGAGCATACTCCCTGCGCATAAGTTCAATCAGGGAGCCCGGCTTCCCATCATCAGCTCGGGCCAGGCGGTTTAGTTCGATCAGATCAGATGCTGCTTGGCTCATCTTCGGTCCCCGTATCGCGCTCGTTGTGAGCGCATGTAGGTACTATAGACTCGTATTGAGAAAACCGCAACACCTATTTCATGCGGGTTTATCCGAGGTGACGTATGCCCATAGTTCCTCTCTAGCCGTGTTCGCTGCCTTGTCTCCGCTCTGGCGCCGTACGCTGTCTACGATCGCCTTAGCCTTCGAGTAATTCCCATTCCTGGCTTCCCGTACGGCGGAGAGGAACCGCTCGTGGCACTCAGTGCGATCCGAAACAGAGCTGTTCAAGCGTCACCTCGGGGAATGTATCCATGATGGTTTTAAAGTACTTCTGCGGGATCACCCCCCCCGTACCTCCCCGCTCCTTCTCATTGTCCCATTGGCATACCGTCGATGCGTTCAACCCGAGCGCACGTGCTGTCGCTCGCACTCCCCCAAACTTACTAATCACAATCTTGGCCGGTGTCATATTTTTTCCTCGGTTCCTCTCTCAATGTTGCGCCCATGTATCAACTGGACTAGAGGATGTTGTCATATTCTCAATGGTTGTGCAAGGCCGAAATCTGGCCTATAGTGTTGCTAGAAACTAAACTATTACCACTTGAGGATTCATAGGATGAAACCGATTGATACGCAGTGGTTCAAGGGCCTTCTCTCCGATCGGCAGATATCCCAGCGCCAGCTCGCGTTCAAGATGGAGATGGACCCAGCATCGATGAGTCTGATGCTCCGAGGAAAGCGCCGCATGACCCTGCATGATGCAGAGGCCATGTCTCGATTGCTCCGCGTACGGGTTGACGAGATTCTGTTCCACGCCGGCGTTAGGGGACTCGGGCCAGGAGAGGCGCCGGGACTTAAGGAACACAGGATTCGCGACCTGTAAATGCAAACCCCGCCGAAGCGGGGTTTTTTCTTAGCAGCGCTCGTCTTTCTGAGCTTCCCAGATGATCGACTCGATCTGCTCTACGGTCATCGGGATGGTGTACGCAGTACCATCCCACACATAGACCGAGGTGCTACAGCTCGACGGCGGACCGTTCGGGACTAGGCGCACGATGTAGTCCGCGTTGAGTACGACCAGGCCGACTGTGGTGTCTACTAGTTTTACGAAGGGGATCATTGTGGGTCCTTAGATGGGAGATTCATATTTAAATACGTCTTGCATGTGACACCGAAACTTATGAGTGTCTTCGTAAATCAATTCGCTTCCTATGGCTCGTATGTTTCCATTCGGATACTCTATTCCGTGATACATAGTCCCGCCGTTTTGACCTTCAAAAATTGCGAGCGACCATGCGCCGCCGTCACTATCAATTGAAAGGCTCCAAGCGAGGATAGGGTATCGGTCAATGTCAACCGCCCCTTTTCCACCCTCTCTTGGCGAAACATACAGCGCCCAAAAACCAGGGTTAGCTACGATGATTTTTTCTTTCACTATCACGCCCCTATACGAATTGATATGCCTGACATCCCTTGCTTCTTCCGCTACCCGGTATCTGAACCGGTTCAATCTCTCCGCGCTCGATCAGAAGCTTTATCGCGGGGTTAAGTTCTGTCGCGTCCGTCTTCAGTTTCCGGAGTATTGAGTTCTTCGCAACCATCTTTTCAACCTGAGCAATTGCGTTGAACCTACGATCCTGCGCGCCCTTGAACGGGTTCTTTCCGTCGCATGCGTCCCGCATAACGGCCAGAACGCGTTCAGCCATTTCCACAACCGGATTCGTTGTCATCAGATCCGCGAAACTCAGAAGGCACTTCAGGCTGTGGCGAACGAACTTCTCCGCCCATTCCACGTGCCGAGGTTCTACCTGAATCGAGATCCCCATTTCGTTATCCCACGCAGCCAGCACGAGGCACACTCTCTTAACCTGCTCCAATGCACGAGTCAGCAGCACGCGCCGGTTATTCTCCGAAGCGCGGGCCTCGTCGTTGAACTTCTGGCGCAATTCAGACAGCAGTTCGCTTGCCCTATCTGATACCCCGATCACGAGGCGATCGGCATTCGGCCTCATTTGGATATCGCCATACTTGTACAGGTTCCGGATGTGCTTACCTAGCTTCTCCTCGATCTCCCCCCAGTAATCGGCATTCCCGATGTTGTCTACCTGGTCTACGAAGTCTTCCCCATTCATGATTAGGCATCGGCCAAGAGTGCCATCCTCAATCAGGCCTGGCGAGATAGTCGCCATCTTGGCAAACGTCGTGGTGCCGTACAGGGTCACGTACGGGTTGAAAATCTGTCGAGGCGTTTCGTCCCTGTTCGCTAGCATGCGAGTCGTATAGAAACTCTTCGAATCGCTGTACAGAGTCAGGAGCATTTCCCCGATTGACGACTTGTGGTGCGCGGCTTTCTTATCGGAGAACGCGCCAATCATATGCCCGACTTCGTCAATCGCCAGAGCTGCGCGCCGGTCTTCCGAGTCAGTAAGAGCCCGCTCCACGCCCTCGCCTGATGCAACCTTCGAATACGCTAACCCGCCGGCAATCCCGATCACGGATTTAACCAGCTCCAATGGCTCGCCCTTCCCGCTTCCGGAGCCCGCCAATCCGATCACATACAGATTCGCTCTCAGGTTATCCGGAAGGCAGTATTTCCCATGCAGACACGCCGACATAGCCGCGAGCGACGCGGCTATGGTCAGGGCCGGCTGAGGTCGGTGCTGCTTTATGATGCCGATTCCGAATAGCGTTTCCATTGCGCCAGGAAACGGCTCAATATAATGCGCCTCTTTGGTCCCTTCGTGCTCGTATGCCGTTAGAGGGATTGACTCGTGTTCTGGAACTTCAGACGGTCCAGCCTCTGCCCCGTCTCCGCGATCAGATCCAGCAGGCGCTTCTGTTGGCCTCGCAAATCCCTCAACCGGGATTCCAGGTGCGCAATCTGAATTTGTTCCTGGAATTCCTTCTGGCTCTCTTGCTTCGTCATAGTTTTCCTCGGTTTTGGCTGCGTTCACAACGGCGGCGACGGCCTCAAGACCGAGCACGCGTTGCATATCGTTGAAATCGGTATCCTTGTCTCCCCGGCTTTCTCCGAACTCAGGGATAGCCAGTGCAGCGCCGATCTTTCGAGCGGCATCACGGGCTGAATTAAGCCCTACATTGGCCTCTTTCTTCCAGTCATCTTCAGCGCATACGACGATCCGAACATCCTTTCCGAATCGACCGCGAATAATCTTCGCCACTGGCTCCATGTTGCCGGCGCTCAGAGCAGCCACAACGGTGGAGTGCGCATTCATGGCGTCATACAAACTGCATGCCGTTGCGTAACCTTCGCAAATCAAAACGGATTCAGCCGGCCCATTTTTCGCCGTCAATGCAAAAAACGATCCTCCGACCTTTCCGCCCCTCGCAAACAGTTTCCCGCCATCAGCCGCAATATACTGAGCCGAAGTAACATTCTTGTCCGCATCTCGAACCAAAATCATCAACGCGCCATTATGCATCTGGCGGGCCTGGTGGGGTTTAATCCCTTTTCTCTTCGCGTACTCATTATCAATGGTCGCGTCGAGCAGCGTTTTCCAAATCTCTTTCACGGAATTAACGCATTCTTCCGCCCTTTTATCTCTCTCTTGGGCGCGTCGTTCTCTTTCCTGCCTCATTAATTCACGA